AGTAGCAACAGAACCTATTGTAGTAAATATCTTACTTTTTAGACTAGTAGCATCAGCTTTAAGTGCTTCTTCCTTTTGGGTAATAAACCATCCTTTTATCGTATCTAAAGGATGGGCAACAAAGTCTATAATGTCTTTTGGAATAAAAAATCCAATAATCTTCATCCATACATCGCCAATCTTACCTATAGTACCAAATATTTTCTGGAATAAAGTTTGAGGCTTTTGATCTTTAGGAACATCAGCTGTAAGAGGTTCAAACCATTGTTTTATGATACCTAAAGGATCTTTTACAAAAGCTATTATAGAATCTGGTAACCAATATCCAAGAATATTCATAAATACATCGCCAATCTTACCTATAGTACCAAATATTTTCTGGAATAAAGTTTGAGGCTTTTGATCTTTAGGAACATCAGCTGTAAGAGGTTCAAACCATTGTTTTATGATACCTAAAGGATCTTTTACAAATTTTACAAGAGCATCAGGTATAAAGGTTTTAAGAACACTCCAAACTATATCAGAAACAGCACCTATTGTAGCAAATATCTTACTCTTTAGACTCGTAGGATCTGCTGATTCTGCTGCAGCCTTTTCTGTAGTAAACCAAGTCGATATCGTACCTACAGGATCTTTTACAAAAGTTACAAGAGATGCGGGTATAAAGAACCCAAGAATATTCCTCAATACATCACCTACTTTACCTATTGTAGAAAATATTTTGTCCTTTAAAGTCTTAGGTTTTTCTCCTTCAGGTACTTCTTTTATAAAAGGAGCGAACCATCCCTTTATAACACCCATAGGGTCTGCTACCAACTTTACAAGTGAATCAGGTATAAAGAACCTAATAATACTCATATATATATCGCCAACTTTACCTATAGTACCAAATATTTTCTTACCCATATCTATGATTGTAGTTTTACTTGTATCAATATCTTTCTTTTTCCAACCTAACCAATTTACCATTACATAATTAATGGGGTCTTTTACAAAAGCTATTATTGCATCATAAGTGGGCCCGCCAATAATTTTTCTCAAGAGTTGTGTCCAGAAACCCGTAATCTTTCCTTCATCTAGTTTTTTCATCGCTTCCATGCCCGTTTTAGTGAGCTCACCTGTCTTCTTTTTCCAACCTAACCAGTTTACCATTACATAATTAAGGGGGTTTGTTGCAAAAGCTATTATTGCATCATAAGTTTTTTTACCAATAATAGTTTTGATAATATCTGTGAAAAAACTTAAAAACTGTTTCTCTTCCATTTTTTTAACTGCAAGTTTTCCTTTTACAGTAGCTTCACCTGTCGCCGTTTTCCAACCTAATACATTTACTAGAATATAATTAAGGGGATCGGTAGCAAAACCCACTATTGCATTATAAGTTGGTTCACCAATAACTCTTTTGACAATAGACTTAAAAATATCAAGAACCTTTTTAACTACACCAAACACCTTTTCACCAAATGCAGTAGTTGTGACTTCTCCTGTTGTTTGATCTTTCTTTTTTATTCCAATCCAAGTCAATACTGTAGTTAATGGCGATGCTACAAAATCTTTAATAAATTGAGGTATAAAGAAATTAACAATTTTCATAGCAAAATCGGCAAGTAGGCCTATTGTACCAAATACTAATTTACCAAATTTAGTAGTTGTGACTTTTCCTTGGTCATCTTTTTCTGTTAAACCAAGCCATCCTGTTACAGTACCTAATGCATCTTTAGCGAAATCTGTAAGCCATTGTGGAATGAGAAAGCTTATTAGTGAAGCTAACCAACCTTTTTTTGGTTTATCTTTTTCTACGGTGACTGGCACCGTCCCGGTTGCGGTAAGACCTATCCAACCCTTTACAGTATCAACAATAGCAGTCCATACTTTGCCAGGAAATGCTTTAATTATCTCCCATTTCTCACTAGCCCATTTACCAACTCCATCAAAGAATTTTGCTATTTTTTTACCACCAATCCATCCTAAAAGAGCACCTATAGCACCACCTATTAAAGCGCCTGCCAGGCCGCCTAGAATGTTGCCGGGAGGAGACATAAAACCAATACCAAAACCAGTAAGGGCCCATTTTCCCGCATTCGCTAATGCTCCTTCCCAACCTTCCTTAGTCCCAGCAATTACACCAGCAATAGTAGATGAAACTTTTGAAGTTCCCCACTCTTCTGATTTGAAATATCCTGCAAAACCATCTTTTATTGCCATGGCGACACCAGCCATAATTGCGGCTGGACCGATCATCTTCCCAAGGCCACCCATCGCTGCTCCCAAACCGGCGCCCGTTGCCCCTCCACCTAAACCAGCTAATAATCCACCGCCACCCTTTGTAAATCGCCCGCGACTATCCCGCTGTCGGCCACCACCGCCACCGCCCATGGCTTTTAGAATGCCGCTCAAAAGAGTATTAGTTTTCTTTCCTCTTTTTTCCTCTTCTCTCCGTGCTTCAGCTGCAGCTGCTCCTTTTTCTTCCTTTATTACCTTTCCTGTTTTATCAACTATTTGAACAGCAAGAACAGCAGGAGCTTTAGCTGCTGTAGGCTTCTTAACAGCACTTCCTAATTTTTTAACGACATCTTCAAAATTTTCAGCCATTATTTCTTTCCTTTAGGTATGGATGCGCCAGGCTTGCCGACATATAATCCGAAGAAAGCTGCACCAGCTCCGACTATGGTTGATATAAATGCTGCTTGTGCATTAGTGGGATTAGATAATGTCATGAACCAAACTGTTGTGGAATAAAAAGCATAGATATATGCAATCATAATTAAACGAGGGATTAATCGAAAAGTATCTAAGATGCCTGCTGTTTTATTGTACCACGTAAGTTCGTCAGCGCCCCTGTCAGCTACAAGATCACTTTTTAGTAATTCATATTCTTTGGTTGTCTCTATTACTTTAATCATTTCATCTGACATTATGAATTCCTTTTTCTGTTTTCTTGTTCTCTTTGCTCTCTTTCATCCTCTAAATATTTCATCAACAGCCCAATATAAATCTCTCGTTCCCATGGAACCATATTTTCCAATTCTTCCAGACTATAATGGTGGTGCTGCATCATAGCAAAATTGGTTTTAAAATAGTTCTCTAACGAATCATGAGAAAGGGCTATGCGAAAAAACTTTGCATCCCCTCTATTGTAACTTCTCCTGTTTTCTTTGTTTTTGGATTCTTAACCTTAATTACATGCTGCAATTTTGGCATGGTTTCAAAAAACTTACCTAACTCCTCAAAATTTTGAGTGGACATATTTCCTATAAACTCATCCAATTCCTTTGAGGAAATATCAATCTTATTGTATATCTCCTCACCACTATGAATCTCCTGAATGCAATTCTTAATCATCTCAAAAATGGAAAGAACTTCTCCTTCTCCACTAAATCCGGTCATATCAGATAGAGTCGGATACCTCATAACAATCTTAATATCCTTTGTAAGCTTTACTTCATTAGTATGATCGTCATTCGTTATAACGCCAACATCTTCTAAGTTTATATCAACATCAACTCTTGTTTCCTCATCATCTGGGCAAAGAACATTAAGCGTGATTTTATCCCCTACAGATTTTCCTCTTAATTTTAGAAAGATGTATTCTATATCAAAGAGAGGCATTTCATATGGGCTTAATTTCCCAAATGTGCATGAGGAAATAATATCGGCAAATGCTCTTTCTATTTGTTTCTCGTCTTCTGATTCTTGTGCAAGCATTAGAATTTTCTGTTCCTTCACAAGAAAAGGTCTGTATTTTATTGTCTTTCCTGTAGATGGTAGTTCCAATTCATAGGTTGCGGTATTAAGTTGTGGTAATGACATAATTTTTCATCCTTTCGTAATTATATCGATGACGCATTGTGTGATGGCTACTTCAAATTGCCGTACATCTCACGGGGGCTCTTATGTAGATGGCCTTCATGTATTTGGCCATTTACCATGTGCATTGTCCTTGAGGTGCGGGTCGTCTTTACGTTAACGACGGCGGGTTTAGATTGGGGTAATTCTTTGGAATGCGCCCGGGGTTTGGATATGAAAAAGTCCGGCGGAACTTGTTCTATATCAAGCGATGTCCAATATCTAAAATTCATATCAATGGATAATTTAATAATCTCATTATTTGAAGCGTATGATAAATCTGTTTGTGCGATTGACTTGGGGAAGCATTCATGAAGTTTCAGTCCATACTTCCTTTGATTATTCCTATCCAAAAGATATATGTCAACGGTGCCTATATAATCGTTGTAATATCCTACATTCCATGTATTGGGATTAAAAGCTAGATATTGCCATTTCTCAAAAAACACTCTCTCTCTTAAATCAGCACTTGCTTGAAATACCATAGCAACAGAATCAGCATAGTTTACATTATTGACAACCTCTCTCAACGGGCCATGAACATTTGAATCACCCGTTGTAGATAAGTTACGTCCCGGCAGAGTAATAGTTTCACACCGCAAGGATATTTCTCTTTTATCTTCTGTTGTTACTGTGGTAAAAACCATGTCTCCGGCCAAGTTCGGCGACAGGTTTTGATAATTGATGAGTGGAAGAAAGATCGACACTTCATATCTGTTTGGTTGAGCGTAACCTCCTTTAGTATGAAATGAAGAAAGAACATTTTCTATGCTGTTGCCGGACGTGGCCTCTAGAAATTGTGGTGCAGCACTCATTAGATCATTCCCCTTGAGTCGCTCCATACAGTTCCGGCAGACTCCTTCTTAAATCTTTGTACAGGTAGAAGGACAGCAATGGTGAATTCATCAGCATCTATTCTACGAAACTGCGATTTCATCTGGCCTCTAAGATATCTGTGTAGAGTTGGTTTAATCAGTTTGATATTCTTTAATTTGCTATAATCAACGATTAATCTGGTAGACTCATCAAACTTTGTGTTGTTGGAGAAATCTACCAAACGATCCAAAAGTTTTATTCTGAGCGGTATGGGTAGATAATGCATATTGATGCCAAGGAACCCATCAGGATATGTTTCCAGAGGAAGTACCAGAGGAAATGTATCATAGTAAGGCAGTTTCTTTTTATGCTTTGGATCATATACGAACATATTTAACTTGCCATAAAAGGGTTTGTTATCCCTCTTACCATCTCGTATTAAATCCAAAGTTGTTGGCTTGCCAAACTCCTTAATCTTATCCCTATACCATTGAGTAGATCGAGGCCTGCCTCTTGCTTCATCTTTAACCGATTGTATGAATTTACTTACAGCCATATGATTATTTATACGAAATACTCAGATGATCTTCTGTTAGAACCTTAAATTCCATATCATTGTTAGCGCACCATTCTGTTGCGTATTTCCATTTTGCTGAGTTTATACCCCAAGCTTTTGCTTCTTTATACCATCGTCTAGTCTTTTTTCTGGATTCGTTTGGCGGCCCGCATTGATTCTTGGGCTTGACTTCTATGATAAACTTCTTTATGGTGCCGTTACTCTGTTTTACTTTAATATAGAAATCGGGGAAATATCTGTGTATTCGTCCATCCCAAGGAGATAAATATGGTATAATGATCTCTTCGCTTCCCCATTCCAGAATAGCTTTATTGGTGTCACAATACACCATCATCTTTCTTTCCCAACTTGAACGATATATTATTCCCCGTGGGTTGCCTTTATATTTTAGTGGATTTTTTGGCGTGTATCGCCCTTTATATGTCATAAAACATAAATACTTTCATAAGGATATTTAGACATGCCAAAAAACTTATCATATCCACTAAATGTTGAAGGTGATGACCAACAAGGTCATTACATAATGTTTATGATTAATGAAATTACGTCTGGAACGCTGGCCGGCGAGGCCCAAGGAAGACTCCAAAACTATTACCTCGGCCCCGGCGACGATACTGGTACGGGAACATCATTTCAAGGAAAGAAATTTATAGATGAGCATCTTAACAGCGGTTCTGGTAAGGCAACAGCATTCCTCGCGAGCAAGCCCAAGGGAAGCGGGTTGTGGATGAAGCGGCCAGGCACAACACGAATGTCGGAAGCCATCACGCTTTATATGCCCCCATCAGTCAAGGTAAGTTATAAATCAAATTACAAGGATGATGTAATTTCAGCTAGAGCTGGTGCATTAGGAAGTAGTATTGGAGGTATTGTTGATGCTATGAGCGGCGGCGGGGGCGTCATTGAAGCATTTACCAAGAATTTCAACACAATAGGAGAAGGGATTCTTTCCGTCGCCGCGGCAGCTGCAATTGCTGCAGCTAATACTGCTGCGCCAGGCGCAGTTACTTTAGCTCAACTAAGTGCTGGAGCTATAATAGGTAGTAAAATGGAAGTGATGTTTGAAGGAGTGGGTCGCCGGAACTTTTCTTTCGCATTTAATTTCATTCCAAAGAGTGAACAAGAATCTAGAATGGTTTATAATATAGTACAAACCTTCAAGGAACATATGTTGCCGGAATATTTGACTGACTTTAAGCTTGGTACAACAAGTGTAACATTGGCCCAAGGAAGAGTATTAAAAATACCGGATACATTTGATATTTTTTATTTCTACAAGAATAATGAAAACCCCTTCCTTAACAGAATTTCAACTTGCTATTTAACCTCTATGGATGTGGATTATGGTGGCGACAAATATGTTACATATGAACCTACCACGTTAGGGAATCGTGAAGGCCCGCCTCCACAAAGAACTGCTATTACATTAGCCTTTACTGAAATAGAAACCATAACAAGAGAACGAGCTGAACAAGGATTCTAGCAATGTATTTTAATTCTTTTCCAGTTATTTTATATGATTCAAAAGGCGATGCTAATTTCAAGATTGTCACTAACCTCTTGCGTCGGGTAGCGATAAGAACAAAGGTCAAGGCAAACACCGCCTTGTTTGATACCTATGAGGTAGGGGAAGGTGAGTCGCCTGAGAGTATCGCATGGTGGTTATATGGTGATGTTGATTACCATTGGATTGTATTGCTGATGAATGATATCACTGACAGGTATCATGAATGGCCGCTTAGTACTCCTCAGTTCCAATCTTTCCTCAATGAGAAATACTCTGATCCAAATGGAACGCATCACTATGAAATATCCCAGACTTCCGGTGAGACTATAACAAAGATTAATATCGGTGTTAGTAATGCAGATTATCCAACTGCTACAGAGATTACTAACTTTGAGTATGAAGAATCAGAACAAAATAAAAAGAGACAGATAAGGCTTCTTGATCCCGCATATATCGGACAATTTACAGAAGAGTTCAAATCAATAATGGCAGAAAGTTCAATCTAATATGGCCGTTAAAACAACGATCCAGACAGCTGGTGATTTTGAGTTAGAATTAGCAGAAATCATATCAGTAGGAGAAACTACTGTTGATGTTACAGCTGAGGTAATGGAAGTTGTTATATATGAGGATACTCAAAATGTAGTTTTGAGTGGAAGTCTTGTCTTTAAGGACAATTTTAATCTACCAAACATAATGCCTCTTCTAGGTCAGGAAATCCTGAGACTAAAACTCAGTACGCCTTCACTTCAGAATTTTCCAGAGATTATAGATTTTACAGAGCAAGTGTTTTTCATTCATTAGATAGAAACAACCATTCCACTGGGAGACATGAACCAAGTTCATCTCATTAATTTCATATCAATGGAAGCAATGATAAATCAAAGGAAAA